TTGACGATGAAAATGTTTGTAATGCGTTTTCTAAATCTGAAACAGTCACATAGTTCTGCCCTTCCATTTGCATTACTGGTCCTGTGTTTATGTTCACGTTTGCGCTGCTATATCCACCGCCTGAATTAACAACACCACCAGACGCAAAAGCTGGAATAACCGCTTCGCCTCGTTTGCCAGCTAGCCAATTCATCGCACTTTCTGACATCTTCGATTTTGGAATAATAAACTCTTGTTCTTTTTCTCCTACCATCGCGAGCGTTGGACCTTCTACAACACCACCTTTTGCAAACTTAGGGATTGAAATTGTAGGAACTAAAGGTATCGCTGGAATTTTTATCTTCGAGGCAATTGAATTTATTTTTTTAATAATAAAGTTAACGGCATCAGCTACAGAATTAATCCTTTTCACAATCCCTTGAACAATCATATTCATTACATTTTTGATCGCATTCCATACAGCTAAGAAAGGCGCTTTTACTAAGTCAGCTAACCCTTTAAACGCTTTAACAGTTCCATCTTTAAATTTTTTAACAAGCTCTAAGGCAGGCTCAACAAATTTCTCTTTAAACTTATCTCTGATTTCTTCCCATCTTTCTCCTACCCCTTCAGACCATTCTTTTAAATCGTCAATCATCCCTGTAAAGAAGTCGCCGATTTCTTTACGCAATTTAATAAGACCAGCAACAATACCAGCAACAGCCAAACCAGCCAAAACAAGAGGAGCAGCAGGAGCCGTAAATACAGCAATAATCGCAGCACCGACAGCCTTAATAGCTACAGCAATAGGACCAAAAGCTAATCCTATCTTTCCAATAGCAGCAAGGACAGCCGCCCCTTTGATAGCACCTAACGCTGTGCTTAAAGCACCAAACGCGGTTACAGCAAGACCTACGGGAACAATTAACGCGGTTATCCCAATAACTAAACCACCAGCTAAAACAATTAATGTCCTAATAGGACCAGGAATCAAACCAAATATTTTAATTAAACCAGTTAAACCTTGAACTAAAGGTGTAATAACAGGGACCAATACATCACCAATTGTCGTCGCTAAATCTAGCTGCGCTTGTCTAAATAATTTAAAAGAGTCAGGTGGTGGTGCTTTTAGATTCTCTAGATGATCCATTGCTTTTATGACAATCTCTGTTGTTAATAATCCATCACCAGAAGCTTCTTTTAATTGACTAACAGCGATACCCATTTCTTTAGCAACCGCCTGTCCAATCGCAGGTAATCTCTCCATTACACTTCTAAATTCATCACCTTGTAGAACACCAGATCCTAAAGCCTGACTCAATTGGAGCAAAACACCGTCCATATCATGGGCGGTTAAATTCATCCTTAATCCTGCCTGGTTTACACCAGTAAACGTCTTTTCTATATCTTCTAAAGCTATCCCCATCGGTCTTAATCTTGCAAACAAGTCTGCAACGGCTCGTTCTGATTCTGTTTGCCCCAATCCGAATCGTTTTGCAGATTGCGCAGCAAAATCCATTACACGTCCAGTCTCTCCATATTCATCCGCAAGCGCTGCAATAGTCTTCTCTACTCTTTGAGCTTCAACACCAGCCCTAATAAAACCCGCCGCTGCTGCTTGCGCTCCAACAGAAGCAATTATGCCTCCTAAAGATTGTGATGCTTTCTTTAATTTGCCAAAAGCCGTTCTTGTTTTATCTGATGCCTTCGCAATACTATTTAATCCCTTCCCTAAACCCTGAAGTTCTTTTTGCCCTTTTGCAATTGCCCTTACCTCTATTGAGGTAACACTCTTTAAACTTGCCGTCATTTTATTGCTTGTTACGTTCACATAGTATTGTGATTATTTTAGCTTCAATCACCTGAATATCTGCTAAAAGTTCCAAAGGTTCGTCTATTTCTAATAAATCTATAACCCAACGTAATGCGCCATAATCCAACCCGACCAATACACCTTGATCAGTTCTCCATTGAGTCTGTACTTTTAAAAAAGTTGAGACGGCAATCCACGCTTCTGGGATAACTAAAAAGTCATCAGGTTTTTTAACCTTGTCTAACATCACAATTCCAAGAACGGCTGCGTCGCTCTCTGTGTCGTCAACTTCAGAACCTAAGCACCAATACTTCGCAGCTTCAATTAGTTTTTTTCTTTTGCCTCAGTTAAAGACGTGAAATAAGCCTCTATCACTGCACTTGCCATCATTGGGTGCTCTAGCAATTTCTTTTTATTCGTTAAGTTATAAGGAAGCTCATTACCTTCTTCGTCTTCAATTTCAGACCAACCGACAAGAACTTCATCCGCAACACTTACATCAGTTAAACCTGATTTATTGGGTTTACTTTCTTGAACTGCAGTTACATATTTTGAAAACTGCTCTCTTATTTCATTGATTCTCGACTGTTTAACATAAGCAAATTCAGCAATAAATTTTTGTTCTTTTCTTGCCCCGTCATTGGGCGTTTGGATCGTTACAGGCCATCGTGTTGTCTTTTTGTCGTCAAGAATAAATGCCATAAAAAGTTACTAAACCTAAGCAAGCTTAGTAAACATTAATATTATTGCAAGAGGGTTACTGGAAAGTTAAAGCAATCTCGTCATTACCCGTTGCAGAAGGCGTTGGAATAAACGGAAGATTCATCATTACAATTCCATCAGACTCACCATAAGTTGGGTTACCAATATCACAAACAGGCATTAAACAACCGATCCGATTCCCTGCTGATCCACCATGTAAAAATGATATCTTTCCAGTTGTGTCACTATTAGCAACTTCGAAGAAATTCTTTTGTGCCATAGTTGGTGCTTCAATTACGGCTTCTCCTGAAGGCGCTCTATTTGTCAAAATAACTGACTTATCAGTACCCACCAACTCTCTTGCAACCACATCATTTGACATGTCGACGGAGATAGATTGTATTGCTGCAGAATCGTAATCAATAAAACTCGTTGCCGTTGTATTTCCTGCCTTAAACAGAACTGGTGTTGCTTGGTTTGAGTATGTTGTAGAAGGTAAAGCTACGTCAGTCGGATTGTTATATATGCCTGTCATTGTAAAAGAAATCGTTGGGATTTCTCCTATCGCTAAATTAAGACTAAATGAACCGCGACAGCCTGTGCATACGTGCCTGACACCACTTACATTTACATAAATAGTTGTTGATTCGAAACCTGTACTTACTGGTAAGTATTTAACATTTGCAGCGATACTATATCCACTGCTCGCACCTGGCACAAAAGTCGCCGAGTCTGACTTCACTGTTGCCACTTTCGAAGTGCCATTGTAATCGACTATCAGTCCTGAGTGATTATTTCCCGTTCCTGATGTTATCGAAACGACCATTCCATTGTAATAATCATCCGTAGCACTAGCGCCACTAGCTAAAGTAATAGACCCCGCAGAACCCGCTTGAGCGCTGCCAGTTATAGCACTTCCTGTGGTTGTAGGAGTCATCCCACAAGCCCTTAAAAGACTATCAATTCTAGAAGCAGTTCCTGCACTTCCACTTCCAGCAAGTTCGACTTCAAATGTTATCCCGACTCTTGTATTTGCTAAGAGTTGATCACTATTTCCAAGGTAAGCCCTGATAACATCTCTACTTACAGTCTCCGCTTCAATTGGAGAGATCTCTAGATTTCTAACAAGGCAAGCATCAGTTCCAGCAGGAGAAGAAGAGGAACCGTATGAAGATTCAAGCTTTGTTTGAAGTAATCTAGATCGAGAAAGGAGAGCCATTCGTTGTCAGCCTCAAGCTTTAAAATCAGATATATACATATTAGACAGGTTCTCTCGTCGACGTATTAAGAGGCAAGACTTGTGAGTGATGATCTATATCGAATTATGTATGTACAAGTAACAACACCAGTGGGTTGATCTGAATCTAAAAAATCCCAGTCCACACTTTGAGGTCTGACATCAATAGCGTTCCCATTTAACGTCAAGTCATTAACAACTTTTGCATGCAAAGATTCAACAATAGGATCAGCAGCTTCTGATGGGGTTGTACTCGAACTCCCCGCAACTATGACCGTAATGCTGACAGATAATGTCCAGTCAATCTTTGGAAGAGAAAGATTTAAGTCTGCGTTGTCATTTAAAGGCTCTATAACTAAACAAGGTAACTCGTTCCTATTTGCAAGAGGAGTGACACGTTCTCTAAAAATTCTTGAACCGACGTTTGTAGTTCCAGTTAAAGCCGTCTTTAGTTCGTCAAGTATGTTCTCTCTAATAGTCGTCATTATTTAAACCTTCTGTAATGAGATTTCAACAAAAGACCCATCGTCTTGAAGCCTTGTTTCGCGTACTTCATAGTTTTGAGAATTAACTGTGATCGTATCTCCAGAAAGAAGACTTCCGAAATCACTCGCTTTTGCCGTTAATAAATAATCAGTGCTTAAAACCATATCGCCTGCCAATACTTCAGAAGGCTGATCGAGTATTGCCGTTGCAGTTGTACCACCAGATGTACAGGAAACCCCGAAATCTGCAAGGTACGCGCTCAAGTCATCATTGATCGCCATCTACTTCAACCTTTGCTTTCTTGGCCTTTGCCTTGGGCTTAGGTGGGCACGCTGGAGCTTCATCTTCCGATGTCGCTTCCCTAGCTTTTCCCATCCCAATCAAGATGGATGCATCCTTATCACTAACGTCATACACAGAGCCAGCATCTAAGGCTTGACCACTAGCGATAACACTGCGAGTAGTAAAGATTTTCATGGATAAAAAAAAGGGGGCCGTAAAGCCCCCATAAACAATTAAGTCGTGATATCGAGGCAAGCAGCAAAGGACTCGGCATGTCTTACAGCTACGTCATAAGTGATAATTCCTCTGACGGAAGTAAGAGCTTTCGCAAAGTCGTCTGATTCCTCTCCTACAGTTATCTCCAACCCTGATCCCCAGAAACCAACCGATGTTTGGCTGAAATCTCCCATCAGAACGGCAGAACAGACCCCTGAGCTGGATCCCTTAGTAAGATTCGATGGGACTTGGTTTGTAACGGCTAAAGGATAACCATTTACAGAACCTGGAGTACCACCGCGTCCGATAGAGGATGGATCAGTATTCCAAAGGAATGAACCATCGCCACTAGCAGATCCTCCCGCACGTAATTTCTTCAATTCTGCGAGTACTTTTGCGTTGGTCACATAGGCCATGTTGTCCGAAACATTGCCGTTATCAATCAAGATTTGCTCCTCTAGATCGACCAAAGCTTCGATCGTTACAGCACCTCCATTTGTGCCAATTGCTACACTACCAATTCCACTGGTTTGCATGATTCCTGTGGGCGCACCGCTAGAACCTGCCCCATTCAAAATCCCTAAATCGACCGCAGTATTCAAACCATCAGTGAGATCTGTTCTAATCAGCTCCTCGATTCCAGGAGTTGCTGTTAATAATGTTTGCCTTGAATATTTTGAAAGTGCCGCCAGATTTTTTGGTGTCATTGTCACCTGGTCGAACGTGCTTTCTGACTGTGTGATCGCTGTAGTTTCACTTGATAAGTAATACGTACTGCTCACACCTGACCTTCTAGGAATCGCAACATCACCGACAAGGCCTGGTAGTGCCTTAACACCTAGAGACATCATTTTCGACTGATTCCGTAACGCCTCAATGAAATCTTGATCGTACAAATCAGTGGCGACTAAATTGCCTCCTGTCGTAGCTCCCGATGTTACATAAGTCGCCCTTTTTGTTAACGCAGTAAATGGAACAAAGAAAGAACGCTCTGCTGAACGCTTCAATCCACTTCTTTCTACTTCTTGAGACAATTCACGAACATAACCTGCTTCACTCCAGTCACCTGTTAAAGCAGCACGAATACCAGAAACGAGACTATAACGCTCTTGTTGTTTCTGATCTAGTTCTACAGGACTGACAGTTTCGACAGGTTTCTTTGAGATCGCATCTAGTGCTTTAGCACGAGTTTCTTCGATACTCATACCGTTGTCTTCTGCTGTTTTTGCAAGCTCAGGAAGCTTGTGTGTTGCACATAGTTCTCTAATAGATGCAACGCGGGCACGCTCTTTACTAAG